CGCTAGACTCTGAGCTATCGGGTTCCGCTTCAACAGCTTCTTCTTCTGTTTCATCTTGCGTTACCCCTGCTTGCTTGAGCAGTTCTTTTAGTTCTGCCTCATCACGTTCTACACGAGAGAGGTTGCGCTTATGAGACATTGAGTCCGTTTGGATTAAAGCTTCTGACATTGTATTTCCTTATGTTGGGGCCAGCCTTAGCTGGGTAGCCTTATTGTTTTATGGTAGTGAGTAGTTACTTCTTTTTCTTTTTCTTCTGCATTAAGCCGCCTGTAGCTCTTCCACTACCTCCGCTGCTTGGTGGGGCTGGATTTGCGGCTGCTGCTTTAAACTCAGCATCAATAGCATCAAAGACATCGTCATCTGTGGCAGAGTAGTCTGTAGTATCTTCCTCAAATACGTATTTATCTCCTCCGTTAGTACCGCCACCTGATATCACTGTTGGACCGTCATCATCTCCAGTTGCACCGCCTCCTTCTTGAATAGCAGCGGTTTCAGCGGCTGTAGTTGCAGCAATACTTGAAGGTGTAACAACACTCTTCTTAGACCCAAAAGTACTTCCAATCATGTCTGCAATTTTTTGAATAACAGTTGGATCATCAGACTCAACAGGCTCAACACCCTTCTTTTTCATATTCTCTAGTATCTGTTTTTCTGCGTAATTAGTTGCACCTAGACCCGCTAGACCTAACATAGGGTTAACGGCAACCAAACCTTTCATAATAGCATTTGCTTTTTTGTTTTGGTTTAGAGCGTTTTGCAGTTCTTCACCACTCATCTCGCTAAACTTCTTACCTTTTTCACCTGTATCAGGTTTAATAGGACCGCCGTAGTGTTCGTCCTTATCTACACCTGCTTGTGTTGTAACCTGAGGCGTCTGTACCTGTGTAGTACTCCAACCAGCTGCTAATTTTGCATCGTATTCTGTTTGCTGTGCAGGGAGGGATAATGATAGAGTTGTAAGACCGTCTGGGCTGTATAACATAACAGTGCTTGTTGCAGGTGTTGTTTCAGCAGCAGTAGTAGAAGGTGACAAGAAGCTAAAGCCAGCGCCATACATAGAGGGGTCAAACGTAGTCTGTGTGTTAACAGGAACAGCATTAGCAGGAGCAGTACCATCCTCTAAACCACCATTACTATAGCCTGTATTACCCATAGCTACAGGTGAAGGCTGTTGATACATACGCTGTGTAGGCTGAGGGACCATGCCACCTACTGCCATACCCATCTCTTGTAGTACAGCCATCTCTTCTGGTGTTAGAGCATTTTCAGCGCCACGAGGGTCTTCCATTCCTACAGGCTCACCACCAATCCGCCCATCAGCTTCCATCTGAGCCATACCCCGCTTAGCTTCTGAGCGTAAGTCTTCAAAGAACTTAACACCATAGAAACGCAGTACATCAGCAGGTACAACATACTCACCTTCACTTAGTTGTGCAGGAATGTCATCACGTACTTCTGAGGCCATAGAGCCGGGAGGTATCTCGTTACCACTTACAGGATCGACATTCATGCCATCATCTGAAATACCACCCTCATCAAAGAGCATCTTCATCTGGTTATCTCTATTGTTCATTACTGCTCCGCCCTCGTTAAACTTTGAGACAGATCCCATACCCGTGGCTAATAGGGCGTCTTGTTGGCCTGTGTACATATCTTCTTCTCCTATTAAACCACCTTTGGCGAACTTACGTCCTAGTATTTCTTCTATCTCACTCCTGTAAGGGAGATCTTTTACACCAGCAGCCTCTTGTGCTGCCTTTGCTTCTTCACGACTTAGTACACGGTTGACTTTCATATCACCGCCTACTACCCATGTCTCAGCATCTGCCTGACCATCTTGATAAGTATAACTTCCGCCAGAAGGTAACTTATCGTTTATGTCTGTTCTTCCACGTTCCTGCATATATTTAAGGAGGTCTTCACTGGTATCGTCAGCCATGTCTACTTCAACAAAGACTTGATCCTCCGCCCTACGCTTTACATAATACTTCTTCTGGCTTTTTACCTTCTTCTTATCCTCAGGAGAAAGTTCAGCTACTTTCTTCTTGCTAATTAGCTTTCCATCAAGGTAATTAAAACTTTTTGCTTTGAATGCTTTAGGCGTAACGCCTGCTTTTAATAGCTGATCTCTTTCTGAAGATGTGATAATAAGGTCTTCTGGGCCTAAGTGATGTGCAACAGGTTTTGTTGTTGCATGAAATCCCGGCCTAGAAGCAACAGCCCTTACCTTACCATAAGGTGCAGACTTACTAGGTTTCTCAACAGAAAAACCCGCCTCTCTTAATTTGTCTGCGGTCTCTGCATCTGGGATAGTCTGCATATCCCCTGTTGCTTTAGATTTCTCACCCTTAGATCTTGCAGCACCTTTACTTGGTACATACATATTACCGTTAGCACCCTTAAACGTAACAGGTGGCACAGATGCTGATATCCATTCTCCAACAGGTATCTCATCAGAAGCATTAACAAATAGAGGGTATAGCTTTCCATCTTCCGATTGTGTTGCTATCCTATAAGCGCTTCGTGTTTTCTTAAACGGCTCTTTAGGCTTTAACTTTACATTACCTAAACCTGAACCCATAGTATTAGGGTCAACCTCAACACGCTTAGCTACATCAAATACTTCTCTAGCACCCTTCTTGATAGCTTTAGCAGCAGCATCACCTAGACCCGGAACAAGACCTACAAGAGCAGCGCCACCCAAAGCACCCGCTAAATAATAGTTAGGCTCATCTTTCTGTAGCTCATCGTAGACTTCCTTAGCAGCCATAGCGTCACCAATGATAGGTGTAGCACTCGCAACAAAAGTAGCAGCGTCTTTAAACGACACCTCTGGAATGTCTACAGCCAGTTTCTCACCTTCTGCAGCCCAACCCAGTGCCTCTTCTGTTTGTTGGTCTAAGTCAGCCATTCACGTAGTCCCTCAAGTACTTAAGTTGTCTCAGCGCTTTGATAGCACCTTGGTGGCGGTAGATCTCAGCAGTATCTGAGAGGTTCTCCATACTTCTATGGTTTCCTGAGATGCGATCCTCTAGCTCTTCAAGAAACGCATCCCATACTTCTTTGTCATTAACTATTCGCTTAAGCGACATTGCCACTAAATCCTTGCTCACCAGGTGTTGGTGCTGTACCTACGCCCATCTGTCCACCGCCACTCCCTGTGGTGTCCTGTACGCCCTGTGGGCCTTGTCCTTCTGGCGCTGGGCCACCTTGGGGCATAGGAGCGCCTTCTGGCCCTACAGCAGGCTGTGGTGGCTGCTGGAAGCCCTTTAAGATCTCAGCTTGGATAGCAGCATCCTGCATAGAGTTTGTAACCTTGTCTGGGTCAAGATCCATAGACTTAGCAATCTCACGAATGATGTAGTCCATCTTAGCAAAAGGAGCCAGTACTGGGTTCTGTGCTACCTGCAAGAATTGCATCAAGCGCTGTGACCGTACTTCATTAGCCATCAAGCTCTCTGTACCAGATGCACGAACCTCTAAGTCACCACGAATAGAAGAGTCGAAGTCAAATTGCATGTTGAATGCAAAGAAAGCTTTACCCATAGGGCGAATCAGATAGTCATCTACGTTCTTAACTACTGCACGAATAGAGCCGTTAGCAGCAGACATAAGCATACTGATACCAGAAGCGGTACGCCCTACACCACTAACACCCGTCTGACCGTGTGCAAAGCTAGGGAAGCCAGTACTCTCATCAGCAAGTACTCGTGCTTTATCAAAGAGTTGCATGTTCTCTTGTGCTACGTTGGGGAACTTAGTGCCGAAGATAGCCTGCCCTGGAGCACCGCCTTGGCGTCTAAAGACCTTGCCGGGATACACACTTAAGTCTTGACCCGGTACAAGGTTGGTCTCATCTACTTCAATGATAAGGTTACCAGATAGAGCAGCGTTGTCAATAGCCATACGCATAAAGCCATTCATCAACGTCTGAGTATCATCCATGTTCTCAGCAATACCAATACCAAAGAAAGAATATGGGTTGTGCTCGTAGGGAACAGCGTAATAAGGAATACGTGCAGGCTTGAATGGGTTTAGTACAAAGCGTAGTACCTCACCATTACATACCCAGATGTTACAGTTAAGCTCATCAAGGTCTTTGTACTCACGGGGTATCTTAACGCCATTCTCTTCTAGGATACTTACATCGACAAAGCCCCAGAACTCTAAGACCTCCCAGCGCTCTGAGTCAGGCTGTGTATCGTCATCTTCCATTGCCATTTCCCAGTGCTTCTGCACATAGTCTGGGCCTTTAGCAATAGCAGTGTCTAGTGCATCCTTCATAAAGTAAGGGCGGCTCTTTAGAGCACGGATCTGAGTGCGTGACATCTTGTGGCGCTCAATGATATACTCTGCTTCATCCATAGATGCAGCTTCTGGATCAGGGTAGAAGTTCCAGCATGACACGTGTTGTGTTTCAGGTACTGTCTTAATGATAGGGTCATACTCACCCTCTTCATTCCAGTTAGGATACTCCTTATCTATAGCAAACGGACCTTTCATGACACCTGTGCCAAGTAAAGCCATCTCAAACGCCATAGAGCGTAGATGTATAGAAGCACCAGACTCTTCTAGCTGGTCGTGTATCTTCTTCTCCATCTTCTTAGCTGCGATCATAGCAGGATGGAATGTAACTGTAGTAGGGGTAGTACCGTCACCCTCAACAATCTTATCAGTTACAGATGAGAGCTTATCCTCTAGTGGACCCATACGCCGTGCTAAGTCTGCAAGTGTCTCACCTGGCTCAAGCTTAGTGTCAGGACCAATCAAGTAAGGCTTAGGCGCTGTGCGCTCTGTAACAGACTTTAGTGCATCCCCAGCAGCCGCTGCATTAGGGTCAGCGTTAATGTGTACAGACTCTGCTACACCATCTGGCAGAATGGAGGGGTCTACACTCATAGGGAACTTGTTATTACCAAACAGTACGTCTGTGATAGAGCCGTATGCAGCAAGTGTCTTAGTTTTAGTTACCTTAACAAATACACGAGACTTCTCTGTGTCTGTGAACTGTACATCAGAACTGTAGAGACCACGATAGTTACGATAAGCACGAAGCCAACGCTGTTCATCTGTATAACGAGAGTCCTCAGACCGTGAGTAACGCTGTTTAACAAAACTCACAACACTAGAAGTCTCTGTAAAAATACTGTCTTTAGTATCTTCTGCAGCGGTTACTTCGTCAGTCTCAAACGAAAGATCATTGATTTCTGCCATGTTTTATATTCCTTAATAGCCGAAGCTGGGATCAGATGCCTGAAAGCCTGTGCGTTGTGTTGCTGGGTTGTAATCCCATATACTACTGCGTGGACGTGTCATGATACCATATCGCAGTGCATCGTAGAGGTGATCTTCTGCATGGGTATCTACGTCTTCTGGGTTTCTTTTGTCCAGTGGTATGCTAGGTATCTGTGCAATAGTGTTTGTACAGTTGTTCATAAACACAAGGCGAGGCTTATCAGTAAACTCATCTACCTGTAGACGCCTATGTATTTCGTTTTTACCTGCGACACGTGAGCCTCTTGACCTGTCAGACGGACGCCAGCGGCACCCTTTATGGTTCATCTGCTCTGCCAAGCTAGGCCCAGTGTCGCCACGGTTGTGCCATAAAGAACTATCCAGCACCCCGTACCGTATTGTACCATCTTTTTCTTCTGCTTCAAGTATTAAATCTGCTAAGTCAGAAGCTGTAACTTTAGAGACATACATCTCACGGTACACAATTAGTTGTTCGTCAGGTGCTACAGCAAACCACAGAACGCCAGTGTAACTGCCATAACCGTAATCGCAAGCCCTAAACCTTGCCCAAGACTCAGGAACCTCGAATTGGTCCACGACATGTATCTTGCGGTCAAACTCTGGGAAAGCGGCACCCTCATTAACATCCCAGTTACCTTCGAGTAGCTGCTTACGCTGATGCTCTGGAAGCGAAAGAAGCATTGCTTCATAGTCGCCAGACTCAGCCAAGTACGGATTGTCGAATAGAGAGGCAGGAATAAAGCGTCTTTTAAATAGAGGCTGACCCGCTTTACTGTGTCCTTGAGGGTACGTAATCGTTTCGCCTGACTCAAGATGCGTTGCCCAGAAAGGCTCATTAGATCTCGCAGGATCAATAAACATCTTTTTAACCCAAGCATGACCGCTTCCTCCGGGGTTTGTTGTGGCCCTCATGTAAAGACCTAGTTTGTTAGAGTGTGCAGATCTTAAGCGAGATCTCATATAATCCCAAGCGTAAGGGCTAGCCCATTGCGTAAGTTCATCGAACCCAATCCAATTAAAAGCCTGACCTTGGTATCGTGTGACATCGGTGTCTTTGTCGAGATAAGACATCCAAAGTCTTCCGCCCTGAGGAGAAGTCCATTGCGATTTACGTTCTGACCACTTAATACCTGGTACTGCACGAGGGTATAACTCCTGACTCTTTTGTATGAGTTCTCTTAGTTCTTCTGTAGTATGACGTACAAGCAACCCTGAGAAGTTAGGGTCATTTAGTCCATGTAGAGGGTCAGCAAGCATGGCGTAGCTCTTACCTCCGCCTGCTGATCCACCATAAAGTACTTCACGCTCTGATGCACTAAGAAAGTTAGACTGCGGGCCTGGGTTAGGCTTAAATACTACCTCTTGTGCAATTTCTGCATCAAACTCAGCTGCTTTAGCAGTAGCTGGTACTGCTTTAGGCTCCTCAATCTTCTGGGATACTGTAGCTACCGATACGGCCTTCTTCGAGCTTCTTGATTTGCGAGAGCGTTTCTTCGAGCCTTCGGGCAAGCTTGCGTTTAATTGTAGCTGATTTCTTACGTTTTTGCTCAATTTTGATTCTCTTGTGTAGGCCCATATGAGATATGTAGCGTCCAGTAGTCTTACTTAACCATATTGCTACTTCACGATAAGAATACTGCTTTAAGTGACGCTTTGCAAGCTCTAATGCTTCTAACTCTTCTGGTATAGGTTCTAAGAGCCTATCATTATCAGGATGCACCCTATAACCAAAAGGAATCTGACGCTCTGTTACACGTGCTACTACGTGCCATTCCTTCTCTTTACCTTTTAAAGGTCTGGGTAACTCCCAGAATCCTAAATCTCTATCGTAGTCGTACTGGGCCACTGTTACTCATTATTACCTTCTTTAGGGGGCAGATAAAAGATACCACCTCCATTAGAAGTAACATCTACTTTATCTACCTTACCAAGTCCTGCACGATCTAGCAAGTCCTTAGCTGCAGCCATCTTGTCTTTAATGCCTAGCTCTGTAGGGTCATTGAGAGCACCTACAAGAGCCATAACAGCTTTAGGAGCAGAACGAGCAAAGTGAGTACGAGTTGCTGCGTTAATCTCATCCTTTAGAGATTCAACAATAAGTCTTGTAGGAGTCTTATCACTATACCCAGCTAACTGCTTGGCACGTACAACATCGCCTCCCGCCTCATCAAATAAGACTTCAAGAAACTTCTGTTGGTTCTCTGTTAAGTTACGTGCCATTACACTACTTTCTCATGTTTGACTATCTGTACCGTAGAACCGTTGCTTGATCTCACCACGGGTAATACCAATGTCTTTGAGCTGCTTGTCACTCATATTGTTAAGAAGCCAAAAGTCAGCTCTCATCTGTTGAGCTTTAGCTAATGAAGTACCAATAGAAACAAAGAACTTAGTTACTGCTTTAAAGGTACGTTTGATAGAGGTAGTTACTGCGATTCTAACTTGGCTTGGGTAGTCGTATGTTAAGTACATTATGTAGTCTCCTGTGTTATGCCGTTCTTGGCATTTACAGTTATACTACAAAACAGCCTATTATAGAACTGCTATGTTGGAATACCCGTTATGATATAGGAGTATAAATCTCTTCACCTGACATAGTGACGTGATGAGTCCCTGCTGTCTCAGCAAAGCATTGTAGCTTATCTCCTGGCATCAACGCAATGTAAGCACCACCCTGCACTACTTCCTCCATAGTATTAGCTGGAGATGCAAAGTGGTCTACAATGTAGTGATGCGTAGTCGTAGAAGCCTCATACCAGTACACACTAATCTTTTTGTTGTTAGCTGTACTGTTAGATAAGTGTAGGAACTTAACTAAGCATACAAAGTTGTTAGGGCATACATACAAGTCATCAGGGGATGATGAGCTAGTAGATGTAACATCCACAGACTTTGTAACGTACTTAACTGTAGTAGAGTTAGACATTACTCATCAACCCACGCTTCATTCTCTGGCGTGTTAGGGTCATCCTTTACAAAGTGACCCTTAGCTGTACGAGCACGTTTCTTACCCTTAGGTGCTGCAGACTTCTTAGGCTTAACAGCAGCAATGTCAGCTGCCTCACAGATAGCATTAACATTAACGTCTTTGCTCTGTACGTTGCCATAGTTGTCTTCACCAGCAGACTGGTTACCCATAGAGTCCCACACGTAGCCATGCTCGTCTACACGATAACCCTTAGCTTCAAGAGCTTCTTGGTATTTGTGATAATACTTCATGACTTGTTATTCTTCATAGGACGCTCTGCAGGGTTAGACGCACCACACATACCACCCTTGTTGTAACCCATCTTCTTCTTAGTCATACCACCCTTCATGTAACCCATCTTCTTAGCTACTTCTGGTGCTTCTTTCTTAAGAGCTTTCATACCTTTGTTCATCATAGTCTTATCCCTCTTCTTTCATTGTGTAGTGATCCTGTGTGTCCCAGCCCTGACAGGACTTCTCTTGGCTACACACAAACTTAAACTTAGTACAAGCACCTAAACCAGACTCAATTTTGAGAGACTTAAGAGTTTGCATACGATTATCAAAATACTCACAGTTACCACAGGTCTTTAGCTTAGCCATCTTTGTAGGCTTATCCCAAGCCTTACCTAGCTCCTCTGCAGAAGCACCATACATCCAGTACTTCTCAGCACGGTCACGGTTCTTAGGGTCTACCTCTGGCGGCTCCCCTAGCATTAAGCTCATCATCATGTTCGTTTCTTCCCAGATGCTGTTGTAGACCACTTAACTTTCTTAGGTCCAGTTTTCTTTGCTGCTTCTTTCTTACTAATCTTAGAAGCTACTGCCTTTGGTCTACAAGCTGGGTATGCTCTACCGTCACCCTTAGACCTACCACACTCTTTACCCGTCTTAACGTCTGTCCACTCTTCACCAAACCACTTACCTAAACCACCCTTAGCATAACCACGGGTACTAGGTAACACATGCTGGCTACGAGACTTTGTTACTCTTCGAGCCACTGTACTTACCTCCACGTGATTTGTATGTCTTAGTAAGCCAAGCAGAGCCATAAGCGCTGGGCCATACTTTAAACTTCTTCTTAGCTTCAGCTTTTACTTTAGCATACAGCTTAGGATTGGTTGGCTTAGGTGCTGCCATTATGCTGGCTCCCCATTGTAGCGCAGAGCTACACAAGTAGGTGTGATGACTGCGTGGCTATACATATCCATGATCTTACGTGCCTCAGCTACTGTAGAAGCCTGACACTCCTCTTCACTACGGAATACGTAAGGGCTAGTCAGTACTTGGCAATGCTCAGCTAAAGAAGACATACATACCATGATTACACCAAGAGTACCTACCATTTTACTTTATCAGCCCAGTACGCAGCTGAGAGCTTACCCTTCTTGATATTCTTAGCATGTCTAGCTTTGAAGGATGCACGTTTCTTCTTCATGCGATCAGATTCACCCGCTTT